AGCTGCTTTTCCAATCGCTGAAGTTCAACTTATCCACCACCAACTGACCCGTGTTTCATCTGGTCAGGGCTAACCTGAAAGGAGCTTAGACAATGGCTATAAATAGAGCTAGTATTGCCAAGCAGCTTCTGCCGGGACTCAATGCCGTCTTCGGTATGGAGTATGGAGAAGTTGCTGATGAATACAGTGTTCTCTTTGAAGTAGAGAACTCTGACCGTGCGTTTGAAGAAGAGGTTCTCTTCACTGGTTTCGGCACTGCACCTGTCAAGGGTGAAGGCGCTGCTGTCCAGTTTGACAATGCACAAGAAAGTTTCACTGCAAGATATACGGCTGAAACCATAGCTTTGGCCTTTGCAGTTACGGAAGAGGCAATGGAAGACAACCTGTATGACACGTTTGCCAAGCTGCGTGCCAGAGGGCTTGCTCGTTCCATGGCTAACACCAAGCAGACTAAAGGTGCTGATGTTTTCAACAACGGTTTCAACACCTCCTTCACGGGTGGTGATGGACAACCTCTCTTCAGTGCCAGCCACCCAACGGTTGGTGATGGAAACCAGAGCAACCTGATTGGTTCCGCTGGTACGGTTGACCTTTCTGAAGCAGCGTTGGAGACAGCATTGATTAGTATTCAGACGATTAAGGATGATCGTGGTATTCTTGTAGGTGGAAATGCAGTATCCCTGCACGTTGCACCGGGGAACCAGTTCACGGCAGACCGTGTGCTGAACAGCCCGTATCAACCTAACACGGCTGATAACAACATCAACGCTATCAACCATCAAGGAATGATCCCACAGGGTTATTCTGTGAACAAGCGTTTCCAAGATTCGGATGCGTTCTTCATTAAAACTGACGTTCCAAACGGAACGAAGATGTTTGTAAGAGCACCGCTTGCCACTAAGATGGAGCCTGACTTTGACACGGGTAACCTCCGTTTCAAAGCTAGAGAGCGTTACAGCTTTGGTTTCTCGGACTGGAGAGGATTCTTCGGTTCACAAGGAGCCTAAGTACTTTAGTGTGGAGGGGCTGAGATATGCCTCTCCACTCCTTTTTTCTTTAACATATTTGAATGGCACTTCGGGTGCTGGTCTAGGAAAGGACTGTTCATTATGTCTACACATTTTCCAAATGGTATTTCTAACAGGACAAAGGGTCATCCTCTTTTTAATTATCCTTATATGGACCCTACAAAATTTTACACCTACTTTGATGACTTTTTTGAGTTTCACTCTGGTATCTACACAATCACCACTGTTGAAGCTGGTGCAGGAAGTGCTACAGAGGCAATCACAGATGGTGAAGGAGGTCAACTCCTAATTACCAATGCTGCTGGAGATGATGATCTAGATTTTCTCCAGCTAAAAGGTGAGGCTTTTAAATGGAACGCTTCTAAGAGAATGTTCTTTACAGCAAAGTTTAAAACTAGTGATGTTACTCAGACTGACATTGTAATGGGTCTTCAAGTCACAGACGCATCCCCACTTGATGTTGATGACGGCATCTACTTCCTTAAACTTGACGGTGATAACACGCCTGATTTTGTTGTGGAGAAAGACAATAGTTCTACACTCAGTGTGGTTGAGATGGATGCCATGACAAATGATACGTTTGTCACGCTTTCCTTTGAGTACGATCCTTTGGACGTTAGCACAGGCGGCTCTGTGTTTAGAGTTTATCAGGATGATGTACAAGTTGGTGAAGTTACCAGCACCACAAATGCACCTGATGATCAAGAACTCACGCTCTCCTTTGGTATTCAAAATGGTGAAGCAGTGGCTAAAACCTTAACCATTGACTTTATTCTTGCAGCGGTGGAAAGATAAGCCACCACCTTGGAAAGCCAACAGCTTTGATCTATAATAGGGGGAGGATCAGGAGATGGTTCTCCCCTTTCTTTTAGGAGAAAAATAAATGACAACTACACTTAAAATTGCACAGGTAGAAGGTGGTGCAGGAGGTAATGGCCTCATGGTTGATGCCAAGTCCAGTGTAACTCTGGCAGATACCAGAATCAGGCTTTATACTTTTGCTGTCACCGTTGCCTCTGAAATTGTAATTGGAGATAAGAAAGGTGTTGTGATCAAACAACCTGCCTTAACTGCAAATACAGCAGATAATGTTTACATAGGGGATGACGGGGTAAGGTGTGAAGGTAATGTCTCTGTTGCTGGCATCAGTGACGGTGGTAAAATTTACGTTTACTATGGCTAACCCAGATGGATTTTAACTCTCTTGTCAGCGCAATTGTAGAGACCACTGAGAATGATGGCTCAGAGTTTCTAGGTGCTCTTCCTAATATGATACAGAGAGCACAGGATAAGATGATGAATGACCTAGATGATCAGGGTCTTGTCTCTTACGCCAGTGTAGCTGTATCTTCTGGAACTGCAGAAGTATCTGTGCCTAGTGGTGGAGAGATCATCAAGACCTTTACCATAGAGGTCAGTGGTTCCAGAACTCAGTTGAAGCATAGACCCTATGAGTATATGCTAGACTACTGGCCAGTTTCAGCTTCCACAGGTACACCTAGGTACTACGGCTTTAAGACTAATACAGAGATCAGAGTAGCACCTACACCTTCTGCCACCGTAGACTCTCAGATAGGATTCATTGCACAGATTACAACTATTACATCTGCAAGTCCTACCAACTACTTTACGCAGCACTGTCAGAATGCGCTCTTCTTTGCCACCATGATAGAAGCTTCTATGTTTATGAAGAGCTTTAACACAACTCAAGCGTGGCAGCAAGAGTACCAAGGTGAGATAGATAGGTTAAGGAATAGAGCCAGAAGAAGTAGACAGGATGACATGCAACTTAACACAAGTCCAGCTGGTGGTCCTAACACACTTATTGCAGGGAGCAACTAGAGATGAGAAGAAAGTCTCAAGAAGACTTAGCTGCTAGGATTAGACTAGGGCAGAGACCTAAACAAAGACAGTCTGCTGCTCGGCGCAAAGGAAGGACTACTTCAAATCCTACTTCAGAAGCGTCATATGATTTTGCTTCTAATTTTTTTCTTGATCCTAGACCATTTCAAAAGATAGCTGGAGCAGCTAAAAGAGGTGAAGAAGTAGACGTAAATACAAAATCAGATGCAATCGCAGAAGCGATAGTTACAGCGGGTGCCACTGCTGTTCCATTTGCTGCGCCAGCCATAAAAAGGGGAGGAAGTAAGATGTTAAAGCCGCTAATAAAAAAATTATTAGGAAGTCGTTCTAAATTTGGAGCTGCAGATAAGAAAAAACTTGATGCTTTAAACAAGCAGCAGGTGAAAGGTAAACCTAAAACTAAAACTGCTCAGAAGCAACAGAAAAAAACTGAAGCACAGAAACTTCAGGATTTAAAAAATAAACAAAATAAAACTCCAGTTAAGAAACCTGATCCTAAAAAAACAGAGGCAGAAAAACTTGCAAAATTAAATCAGAGGCAGAAGAAAGGTAAACCTCCTACTAAAACTGCTCAGAAGCAACAGAAAAAAACTGAAGCACAACGGCTTCAAGCGTTAGCCAGTAAACAAGCTACAGGAAAAAGAAAGGCACCTTCAACACCTAGAAAACCTATGAGCACCAGAGCAAAAATAGGAACTGGAGTGGGAGTAGGTGCAGGAGCAGGAGCTTTAGGTACTTATGCTCTGATGTCAGAGAAAAAAGCTAAACCTGCTCAAGGTAGTCAATCAGGAAGCAGTGGTCAATCTGTTAATCCTTCTCCGGGTGGGGCAGCAGATGAATTAAATATTGGAGGAGGAGGTTTTGGTTCTGGAAAAACTTCTAAACAACCAGATGATGGGTACAGGTTCTACGGTAAAGAAGGAACTGGCCTAGGAGATACCTCTAGAAAGTATGGTATTCAGTACGCCACTCAAAAGCAGTTTGACAAAGACTTTGATGACAGTGATGGAGAAAAAGCAGGGGGCAGACCCGGAAGAGGTAAGATGAAAAGCCAAGGTATGAACCGTAGTAAACGTAGCGGCTTCTCTGGTAGAGGTTCAGGCGCTGCCCTTAGAGGCTTTTAATTATGGCGGGTATTAGAACTGGTTTGCAGCAAGGAATTAAAAAAATAATAAGAGGAGCGTATGAGTCTGAAGGCGCAGGGGATGCAGCTGCAAATAGAGCACGTCTTCAAGCACTACAGGCACAAGAAGCTGCACAAGAAGCTGCAAAGAAGGCAGAAAAGGAGGCAAAAAAAGCTGCGGAAGGTAAAACTGCTAGACAGGCTGATCCGCATATAAACCCTAAAAGAATAAAACAAAAACAAAACATGAAGGACCCAGAGTTTCGTAAGAAACGGGCCAAAGCTCTTGCAGCATCAGATGCAAAACAAAAAACTGCAGAGAAGGTAACGCAGTCTCCAACAACCCCTAGTTCACAAAAGGGAATGCGTCTACCTGCTAAAGGAGAAACTACAAAAAGAAAAAAAGGCGGTAAAGTAAAGAAGACTACTGTAAGAAAAAGAGCTAACTTCTCCGGTAAAGGAGCAGGTGTAGCACTGAGAGGATTTTAATCATGGCTGAAACACTTAAAGAAAAAAAACTAGAAGCTTTCAATAAACCACAGACTTCAAAGGATATAGACCAGAATCCTCCGACTTCTACAAAGATGTTGGATGCAATCGTAGGCAGACCCACTGGTCAAGGTTACGGGGCTGCAAGGAAAGGACCAAACATTGTCTGACGAATATACAACAGAGAAAATGTGCGGCAACCCCTCTTGCCAATGCACAGGGTGTGATGATTGTTCTTGTTCTAAAGAAGGGGGGTGTGGCTGTACACAACCAACTGGAGAATAGAAAGGATATGAATGGTGGAGGACTTTAGTGTATTTCAGGCTATTTCAGATTACGGGCTTGCCATAGTTGCCACCATAGGAGCGGGTGCAGCAGCTTGGAAACTTTTGCATTTTATGCTTAGAGATGTAGCAACCGCGCTAAAGAGTCAAGATGAAATTATAATTGCTCTGATAGATAAGAGTAACAGAGTAGAAACTTTAATACAAAGAATGGACTCTAAGCTAGACACAGTTCTACAACATAGCTCAGATCCCTTATTAAAAGAATCAAAAGAAAGGTATAGGTCCTAATGGCTTTTGAAAAATTTGACCTCACGGTAAAACCTTTTGGATCAAAGAAAGTTAAGGTAACGCAGGAGCTACCTTCTGGTAGGCGTGTGCCTTATATGAAATCTAAACCTGCTCAGTATGCTGGAGGAGGTCCTATTGAGTATGCTGTAGGTGGTCCTGTGAAACCAGCGTGGATGAGGAATAGATAAGTTATGGCAGTTGCAACTACATCAGACTTTGACGCTACCTTCTTTATAGACGAGGTGATAGAAGAAGCCTTTGCCATGATAGGAGGAGAGCCAGAACTAGGTAATGATGGTATCACTGCCAGACGTTCTCTTAATCTTTTGCTTACTGATTGGCAGAACAGAGGTGTTCTTCTC